TTTCAGGAACGAAATCATAAACATTAGCAGCGACAGATGTGATGGCTGTTTTGATGGCTGCTCGGGTGTCAGCAATAGTTGAGGCTGGCATTATTGTGCAATTGCCTCAACATCAAGATAACTGCCCAATAATCCAGTGACAGATGATAACAATTGTCGCGACATCCGAAATGGCGTAACGCTGAAATCGACACCTTCTATCGCGCCACCGCCTGCTGTTCTATTTTGGAAAATTTGCACTGATACTGACAGCACCGCAGATTCAACCGCGGAATTGCCCACATAAGTCGATGCGCCAGTGAGTGTGGCAGTGCCAGCAGGGATCACATTGAAGCGATCAACATCTGCGGCTGTTAGGGCGTAGGAAAATTCTGTGTGGTCATCTGAAACTGCTGTGATTGTCTTTGTGCCATTGAATGTCGCGGAAACTCCAGCGATGACTATTGATTGTCCGACTGAGAATGGATGATCTCCCTGAGTGATGATTGTAGCCACATTATCTGACAATTCAGCAGCAGCGATTGGAGCCTTATATGTCACCAACATTGGCAAGATAACTGTTTCAGCCGAATCCAAAATGTCGTTTAGGTAGGCATCGTTATACAGGGAAGCGGAAACGCCCAGAATCGAGCGCAGGGCTGCGGCATCAACTATCGAGGGCATTTCCGTTTCCTTTCATACTAGGTGCCAGGCGGCTCGGGAGCAGACCGCCTGACTTCTTTGATCAATTACGCAACTGTTAAATTGCGGAATGCGCTTCCATATTTGCGGGCGCAAGCAACATAACCATAAAGTCCAACTTCGACTTCTGCGGTACTTACAACATTACTGCGGATTTGGAATGCTGCGGATTTGTAAAATGTCGCTGCATCTGATGGATAAACAACGCCCTTGATTCCAGTACCTGTGTCAAGGTTTGCATCAACAACCAATTGCAATCCTGCAATTGTGCCAGCAGTGGATCCTTGTGTCATCAAACCTGCTGCGTTTTGTGGAGCAGCGGCTGCGAATAGTGGTCGCTTATTGTCATCGACAGCAGCGAGCAATTCAGCAAAATTGCCAGTGTCAGCAAGGAAACGATTTGGTGTCTTGCGTACTACGCCAAATGAATCTGCAATTCCATCAGCGATTGCTGCATAGAGAGTTGCGCCTGAAGATGATCCAGGTGCGCCAGCAGCGATGCTGAATGCGTAAGCATCAGCCTTTTGCGCCCAGGATGCGGCGAGTTCCTGTAACAAAATATCTGTATAGCCAGGATCCGATCTCTCTAGCAATTCCACCGATATGCGGTTTGCGCCGCCTATTTTGACCACATCAATTTCCATTGAAGTGATAGTTGTATCAGTTGAATCTAACTCAACTGCTTCTGCGGTTTGTGCAGTTGTTGCCTGAACACCAAGCACAGGGCGATAAAACTTCATCCCTGTCGCTGGTAGTGTGCCTTGCTCAATTGAATCAGCAAATGGCATCGAATTGTCAATGATTCCAATTACATCGCGTAGATAAGTTGGAGGAACGACACCGATATTTTCGGTGGTTGTTGCAGCATCTAGTGCAGCAACGAGATCTCGCGAATCAGTGTCACCCTGTGCAGCGCGTACTTGTGCAAGCGCGTACTGACCAGCAGTTACATTGAGATTGACGCGAGGCTTTGAATAAAACGCAGCAGTTACTGCTGGCGTTTCGATCTTGGCTGCTTCTGCCGTTTCTTGGGCAGGAGCAGGAACGGCAGTGTCAGACACTTGTTCTCCTTCGGTTGGTTTGTCTGAATCAGCGGGTGCTGGCTCAGAATTTTCTTTGTTTTCGTTTTCACTTGCAGCGACATCAGAAATTCTTGCGCTTGAAATGGCGGGTTCAGTTACAGCGCTGACTTCAATTAATTTGGCTGCATCAATTGTCAAAACGCCATCATTGTTTGACCAGGAATCAATTTTTACACCGACAGATAAACCATCGCGCAATCCTTCGGCTGCTTCGGTTAAATAATCATCACCAGCGATTGTGCCTGCAATCTTGAATTGAGCCTCAATGCCCTGATTAGTTATTTCAGCACTCATAAGTTTGCCCAGCGGCTTTTCTAAACGATGCTCCCATAACAATTTGACATTTTTGCCCAATTGAATTGAGTTTGGAAGAAATACTGTGCGACCTGCGCTGGTATTTCCCTCCTCATTCCAGGTGACAATTCGACCGCTTACAGTGCGGGTATTTGAATCAGCGGCAGTAATTGTCATCGGCATATTTATTTTCATCGGATCAGATCCTCTTCTTCTCTGATTTGTTCAACCGACATCGCGCCGATGCGGTTTAGGATTTCATAGACTTGGGCGCGCTCTAATGCAGATCCGCGAAGGAAATCATCTAAATCAAATCTGACTTCGTATCCGCTTGGTATAAATTTGCCCGATTGTGTAAGTGTTTGTTCGATAGTGCTTAAAATTGGGCGAAGTGAGAAATCAACAAGTGCTCTGCGCTCCTGGAGCGTATTTGAATAAGTCATTGAAGTGACTTCGGCAGAAATGAAGTGCGCAGGAATCGAGCAGGCGCGGCTAAGTTCCAAGGCGATATATTGGCGCGCTTCATTTAATTGCAAATTCTTTGGATCATACCCAATTGTTGAAACATCGATATCAGCATTGAGAAATGCCGTTGAACGCGATCTGCGAGCAGATGACCAAGATTCGAGAAGTTTATTTATTCTTTCAGAAGTTAAATTTGTGCCATTAGATTTTAATACCATTGAAGGGATTGGCTCTTTAGCAAATGTTTCGGCTGCTTGCTCTAATGAAAGTGCTGCTCGAATTGTGCGACCAGCCTTAAATAGCAATCCATCCGTCAATGAATAAAACGGAATAATGCTCCCGATTCCTGATGGTGGGGTTGGCACATTGTCGATGTAGTAACCGATTATTTTTGTGCCAGTTGCATCGAGTTGCGGTGTGATTCGCTCATAAGGGATATATTGAGCGGCTCTAACCCGACCATCCTCAGCATAGGCATCAATGCACTGCCAAAATGCTGCCCCATAAAAAAATAAATCGCTTGCTGTGTAAGCATAAACAATTGCGCCAGTTGTCGATGGATCCGGTTGATTAATAACGCGAAGCGGCTCAATATGAGCGCCAGTAGATTTTTGATATTGCTCTAGGGGGAGCGATCCGATTGTGCCGCAGATTATCGAGTGAGCGCGTTGAATTGTGGGGATACTCATCGCCTGACCGCGAGTAGCAGTCATCCCAGCGCCTACATTGTTAAGTAAAGTTTCCTGGACTGTAAATGGTCGAAGAGCGGCATCAACATCTGATCCAGTTGTCTGATATGTCCGACCTGTTAGGAAATCTGCAAATTTGCCCATTATGTCCGATTATAGGACACCTATCATCTAAACAGCAACAATGTCAATCTCTGTTTCAGGGCGAGTTGCGAAATGAGTTGCAAGGGCGGCTGCAACTGCCGCTGCAATTACTGCTTGACTGATTTTGCGACCCATTACCCAGGATCCATCACCATAAGGCAATTTGACTGCTGATAACGCTTGCTTTGTAAATTCATCTTGACCTGAATGCGCCAATCTTTGTGATGAAATGGCTCCCAGGAATTCATCGCAAGCCTGCGCATATTCTTGACCATCAATTGCTTCAATTTGAATTCCGGCTGGTTTTAATCGAGCAGCGACCGCAGATGCAGTGCGGGTCGAATAAGCAACCAATTGCACCGGATATTTTCTAACCCAGTCAGCAACATCATTTGCAATCGATTTATCGTCAAGTGTGATGCTATTACTCCAGGTTTGAAGCAATTGCACCTGGAATCGATCTCCCTCTAACCGCTGTGCTGCAACCAGCGCTCCCTGTTTGCGATCAGGGGTGAGATCGATAGCCAGCCAGGTATCAACTGACGGATCCAACCGCAATTTGTTATTCCGGCAATTTTCCCACAATGACGGATTGACAACTGGGTTGATGGTATCCACCTGGATACATAAAATCTCTGTTTTAACAATATCTTCAGGATCTGACAAAACTGCTTCGATATTTCTTTGACTGATTGTGTATCCAAGTGACGGATTAGCCTGAGCAACTCCGAACCAAAACTCTGGACTGTTATCAAACTTGATTGCTGGATCTGCCGACCACTCAAACCATCCAATGTCATCTTTAACACCCATCCTTGCAGCCATAGCGCGATCTCGAAGTTTGTTCAAAATTATTGATGATTTGTCACCCATATTCGAATAAACCCAGGCTTGTGGATTAGGCGAAGCCATTTGGGTATAACGCAAGGCAGCCCAAGTTTCCTCTTCGCGATATTCTCTAACTTCATCCAAATGAATGCTTGATGGCGCAGCAATTCCGCGACCCGCCGAATTATTTGCCCTGACGATGTATCTGCGACCTTCAGTAAATTGCAATTCTTGAAAGCCTTTACTTTCCAATTTTTTTACAAATTGATTTGCTAATTCGGGCGTTTGCTCGATAATGGAATTGATTTTGTAAAACACTTCAGATGATGTGGTTAATTTGTGTGCAGTATGAACTTGCAATTTTTCTTTGAGATCATAGATCCGCCACAGAATTTGTAATGCCATCAGTGTCGATTTTCCGTTTTGCCTTGCCGTAATCAAACCCACTATGGGGTGCGCCCAAGTGCCATCGGGATAAATCTTGAGGCTGTGATGTGCCAGCCATTGTTGCCAGGGGAGCAAGGGGTGATTTATGCGATCACAAAACGCAACAAATTTCTCACCCAGGGATGGCAAATTATTGAGCGGCGTATGAATTCGCGGTTCTGTCACACCTCCTAAATCCGAATAATCCCGAATTTTGGCGATCTCAACCGATTGAACTGGTTTGGTCACAAATTCTCCTCATAATGGACATTTCGGGTGTTTTCGGGAAAAACCGGAACAA